GCACATGGGAGGGTAAGCCGGACTGGTGGCGGGAGGAAGTGGCGTATGAGGTCTGCGGACGTTCGGATTTGATGGCCGCGCGTAAACGCCACAAAATTCTTAAAAAGGGTGGTAAGACACAAAAGAAAAGGGTCTAAAAACAGATGGTGCCACGGTGCAGAGAACGCACCAGATTGACCGATCAACGGACAGCACGCGGCGGCACGCGGTATCGGGGTCGGCCTGGGGGTTGTGGTAGTAGCAGTTCATGGCTGGAACTCCTGTGCGCGGGAGCGCACGGCGGTGCGGAGGCCGTTGGTGGTGATCGGAGTATAGGAGGGGAGCGCGGCGACGCGGGTTTGGAAATTGGCTAGGGTTACGGAATTGCTGACGGCGGATTTGAAGTCTACGATCCAGGCGCGCAGGAGGTTGAGCTGGTCCATGGTGCAGAACGCGACGCCCTTTTCGATCGCTATGGCTTGTTCAAGGTCAGACGCCATTTCGGCCCAGAGCACGGCGTTGCTGGAGTTGATGGCGGCTTGGTTGGCGGCTGCATTCGTGGCCGCGATGTAGGCGGCGGCTGCTGCGGCGGCTGCGTCGGCGGCTTCCTGTGCATCTTGCGCGGACCTCTGGGCGGCGGTGAGCGCTACGATTGCGCCGTTGGTATAGCGCAAGTACTTGACCGGCGTGCCTGCGAAAACAGCGGCAGCGGCTCCCGGCGTCTGGAGTGGTGAGCGAAAAAAATACACTTGCCCCAGGGTGTTTGTGTTAGCGCCCCAAAAGAAGAAGTCTCCGGCCTGTGCTACAGTGGTGACGATGGTCAGTGCGAGGAATGCGATACTGCGTTTCATGGTCGGCTGCTCCCTGCTTTGATTGTGATGCCGCTGAGGTTCAGGAGTTGGTTTAGGTTAAGAAGGTCGGAACGATTTATCGTGGATGCGACGCTGCCGCCCGCGACATACCGAACAATCACGATGCCGCTGCCGCCTGCTCGGCTGACACCACCAGCGACGCCGTATACTCCGCCAGCGCCCCCGCCGCCACCGCCTGTATTCGGAGCGCCCACGGTAGACGCGGCATACCCAGTTTGCCCAGAGACGTTGGCCTCGCCGTCTCCACCACCGCCCAAACCTCCTACGCCTCGCACGACGGCGCTTTTGTTCGTCGCGTATTCGGCCCCACCACCACCACCTCCACCGTAATACGTGCTAACCCCCGAAATACTCGACGCATAACCTATACCGCCATTGCCGCCCGTGTTTGCCGCTGCATTTGTTCCGACTCCGCCTGCACCACCGCCGCCGCCGCCAGCGCGACGCTGAAACGTGTTGTTAGCGGCACCTCCGGCGTAACTATTAGTCACGTTAAAAATGATGTTAGATCCTGCTCCACCAGCGCTAGCACTACCACTACCAACAACGCCTTTGGCCCCGCCACCAGCGATGATGCTTCCCATCTGGGAAACGCCCCCGTTGAAGAATGCGGGACCTCCGCCGCCGACAGTCACACTGTAAGCACCAGAGTCCATGGAGAGGATATTCGCCACGACTTGCCCGCCACCACCGCCGCCCGCGCCTGCATCGCAGTTGCCGCCACCGCCACCGCCGCCGACGACCAGGTACTCCACATTTCCGCCGCTGGTCACCGTGAATGTAAGCGTACCGCTGTTCGTGAAAATGTGCGCCTGCCAGTTCGTTCCGCCCAGCGTGTAGTTGGTCACGGTGCCGCCCGTGGCAGACACAGCAACGGCCTCGCGCGCGGTCAGGCACGCGAGCGCAAGGGCGAGTATGGAGGTGAGTTTGCGCATGGCTAATTGCCGAACTTGCGGACCTTGGTGATTTTGGTGATCGTGTTGGTGCCAACGGTGTTGAACGCGACGCTATAGTACAGGTTGCTGGTGCCGTCGGATGAGGCGTAGACGAATTGACCAACGGCGTTGATGAGACTGATTTTTGTGCCGTTGGCAGACCATGCGAATTTGTTGGTGCTGCACGGTCCACTACAATTTGCGCGGCCCCAATACAACGTCGTTGCACTATTAGACACGCAGAACTTGGCCTCGTAGTTGACGCCATCAGTAATCATGTAGCGGTAGCCGGGGATGACTCCAGAGGCATCGGCGATGACATTGGACGTTGCGCCGACGACGCTGGCGACTGTAAGCGGTGCGGCCCACCAAAGTCGATTTGTCCACTCGGAGTGGAGCATGTTTTCGGCGAGGCGGGCTGGGGAGTCAAAAAGCTGCAATGAACTGCGGAAAGAGCGTGCGCCCTCATTGGTATTGGATAGCCAGGCCTCGATCTTGTCTATGTAGCAGACGCTGGACGGCAAGCCAGATAGAGTGTAGTCGCCGGAGTTGGTGCAGGTGAATGAGTTGGTGAGCATGACGGATAGGCGCATGCCGGAAAGGACGCCGGTGACGATGTTGGTGGCCTGATCGAAAGTCGGGCCAGCGCCTGCTGCCGTGGTGAACGTGGGGTTGGTATCTAGCGCCTTTGTAGTGCCGTCGATTGTGATCGTGCGGTTGGTGGGGACTGCGCCGACTTGCGCGGCGGTGATGCCGGTGAGGGAGGAGCCGGAACCGTTCACAGTTCCTCGTAGATTTACTGTACCCGTCGGCCTACCGAGATAGAGATTGGTCGTGTTTCCGTTTATCACGATGTTGTCGTTTGTTGAACTATATCCGGTCCCTGGATCAGCGGAATACGAATCAATAAACAACCAGTATTTTCCTGTCGCATTACGACCTGCATAGCGGCCTAAGTATGTTGAATTTGAAGAAACAGAACCGCTTCCAGGCCCCCACCCGCCATAATAATTTTCATTACCTGTGGAAGCACTTCCCGACCACCACCCGCCAAAATAATTATCATTCCCGTTTGCAGAATTACCAGCCGCGAGTCCTACGTAAATATTTTTGTTTCCGGCCGCCCCACTGCCTGCGTCCCAACCCAGATACACGTTTTCATCTCCAGATGCGCCTGGGCCAGATGCATAACCAGCGTATATATTTCTAGTGCCAGAGGCATTCAACCCTGTGTCATATCCCAAGTAGATATTCTGCACACCAGACGCATTAATGCCTGCTTCGTAACCCAAGGCGATGCAGTAGGTCTTATTATCGCCACTTGCTCCATATCCGGCCATTAAATTTGCATTACTATCGCTAGCAAGTCTAATATTGCCAGAGAGAGTAACATTATTTGTTGCAGTACCACCAACCGTAACGACCTGTTGTAGCGTTGGTGTGTTCGTCAGACCGCCAGCCGCCGCGATGCCTGCCGCCGTGTTGCTGACAGCGCCGATATCTGCGGCAACGACGGAAACCGTCGCAGTGAAGTTGACTACGACGCCGGTCTTGCTGTTCACCGATCCGGCAAAGAGGATGTTGCTGATGCCGCTGCCTGCGCCGCCGGACACGGTAACATTGCTACCGGGGCCGACCACGACATTGTTGATGGTGAAGCAGTTGTTTGTCATGCCGCCGGCCGCCGCGATGCCTGCGGAGGTGTTGGACACAGCGCCGACCTGCGCGGCGGTGATGCCGGTGAGGGAGGAGCCGGAACCGCCGTTAGTAACGACGTTCCCGCCAATGATGTTGCCAGTCACCGTCAGATTGCTGGCGATGATTGCGTTACCAATAACGTGTAAGCGTTCGTCGGGGGCAATTGTGCCGATGCCGATATTGCTGTCTAATATTGTCAGCTTTGTGCCTCCCGCAGTTTTTAGCAACAAAGTACCGCCCTGAGCATTTAAAGTGTTGTGCGTTAGTGTGGAATAATTTGCAGCGTCGTACTCGACCTTTACCTGAGGTTCATTGGTCGACAGAATGTGCAACTTACACACTGGATTTGTCTTGCCGATGCCGACGTTGCCGCTCCCCAATATTCTCAGTTTTTCCGAAAAAGAAGATCCTAAATTCCAAAAAGATATATCAACATCCTTGCCAGCGTTAGAAAGTGGAAAACGTATAGCTGCATAATTTGTGGTAGTTTCACTGTTCATTACATCTAACGAGGGAACCTCTGAACCAATATTATAACCGGCGTGCCATTGTTGAAGCGAACGAGTTTCACCAGGATTTAATACGCCTACATCAATGGATAATTTTGCGGTGGGGTTAGTGGTGCCGATGCCGACGTCGCCTGCGCTGGTGATCCTGACTTTTTCCGTTGCTGCACCAACAGTCGTTACGGTCGAAAATCGCAATGCGCTTTTTGCATCGCCATCTACATCGGATTCCTTGATCCCTGAGATGCTTCCCAGAGAACCGTAACCTCCTGCGGAGGTCACCTTGCCAGCAAAAGTTAAAATCGTAGTTGGTGAATCGTTATAGGCACTGGTGTCCCAAATGCTTATACTGGGATGTGCCGATTGAACTTGTAATGTATCTGAAGGGTTCTTCGTCCCGATTCCGACCTTGCCATCCGCCGCCACGTACAAGCCACCGTTGTGGTTGTTGGTCAATCCGCCAGCCGCCGCGATGCCTGCCGCCGTGTTGCTGACTGCCGACAGGTCAGCAGCGACCAGCGTGACTGTCGAAACGATGTTGCTGCCGCTGCCACCAAGCACGCCGGTCTTGCCGTTGACGATGACATTACTGATGCCACCGCCACCACCACCTGCCCCGGACGCGGCAATCGTAACGGTACTGCCATTGGCAAGCGTCACGGGGGAGCTGCCGCCGTTGAGCGTAACGTTTAGACCAGGGGCGAGGATTGGTCCGCCGTTGGTAAGTCCGCCTTTGGCCGCGATGAACGCGGCGTTGATTCCATTCGTGGCTGCTGCCGCTGCGCCTGCTGCGTCGAATGCCGCCGCGTTAGTGAGTGCGGCAAGGTAGCGGGCATCGTTGGTCGCTACACAGGAGTTTGTGATCGAGGCCGTAACTAAGCCCTGAGTGTTTGCGGCAGTTAGAAAACTGGCGTGACTACCGACCACCCAATCGTTCGTCTGTGCCGGCTGCACCGCCGTTGCGCCCGCAGCCGCCCCGGTCGTCAGCGTGTTCGAGGCCGCTCGCCACGTCGGGTCAACAGCGTTCGTGCGGGCTGTCTCTGTCTGCGCCGTGGTTGTCAATCCCGCATGGCTTCCGACTTCCCATCCGTTCGTATCAGTCCGCGCAACGTCCCGCGCCTTGGTTGCAATGTCTAGCAGGTTCGTGCGCGTGTCCGCATACGCCCGGTCGCCGTGAGGGTCAGACGCGATGATATGCGCGGCGTTCGTCAGGCCGGCCACGATGCTGGCAATGTTGGTCACGGTGGCCTCGCTGGTGCCTGATCCGGCGCCGCCCATGTCGGTGCCCCAGGCGACTCCGCCGGCGCCGTCGGGCTTGAGGACAAGATCGGTGTCGGTGGTGCCGGTCTTGAGGGCGAGGATGTTGGTGGGGACGAGGGTGGCGGGGAACCAGGATGGAGGTGCGGCGCCGTCGGAAGTCCAGCCGGGAGATGCGCGCATGGTGATCGTGCCACGGGCGCGGTACATGGCGCCGCCGGGATCGGAGACGCCAACGAAATACTGGTACTGGAGTGCGCCGGCGTCGCAGGAGGGGGTCCAGGTGACGGTGACACGGCCAGTCTCAGTTGTGCTGACGGTGCCGTTGGTGCCCCAGGGGGCGGTGGCAAAATTGTTGGTGGACCAGTAGAGCACGGCCGTGGCGTTGGTCGCAATGGAATACGCGAGGCCGTCGCGCATAAACCGCGGGGATAGCGCGACAGTCTCGCCGCGGTAGATGTCTAGGTTTTTGGCGGCTGGGGCGGGCAAGGAAACGTCCCAGGAGACGGGCACCTGAGCGCCTATATATAAGGAAAGAGAAAAGAAGGCCAGAATCGCCAGGCGAAGGGTGGTGTGTGGTGCGTTCATGGTGATAGCCTATATGGTGGAGGGTTGGAGCGCAGAGCGAAAGGCAAGGTCTGAAAGGCTAGCGAACGGGGGCGTGCTGCGTGTAGTTGGTGAGGGATTGGAACACGGGGCGATACGTAACGCTCATCGTTCCCAACGGTTCCCACCCAGAATATGAGGTGCCGATATACCATCCGTAGAATTTGTAGTGATCCGCTTCTACCGGCACATCTGCCAGCCACCCGGCGCAGGTGGTTTCAAAGTCGTTGGTGATCCATGCCGCTGTGGGCAACGTGGGGGACGTAGCGGTGATCCAATTGCTCGTGACCCATTCGCCGGAACTGCCAAAGTTTTTGGGGCCAATGCAATTCATGATGCCATTCGTGAATGGAGGATCGGCAATGGTCGGAAATGGTCCTGCGTAGGTTTCCATAATGCCGCCGTATGCTTCGCGTTTTATGCCCACGGTTTCGTAAATATATCCGTTGGTGAGCGCAAACGTGCTGCCGGATACGTGAGCCACGTCCACGACTGCGCGCCCGTTGATGTAGTACCCGACAAAACCGCGACTCGTTACGCCAACGCCGTTGTGGTGCATGTAGTAAAAAAGTGTAGCGCGTGGAGACTTTCCGTATGCTGTCGTGGACCATCCCGCCGGGGGCGTCCCCCAAGTGCCAACATCCTCATATTCAATCTTCTTGCATTCGTTGGTATCACCGTTATAAGACTGGTCAGGAATCGCAATCCACTGCATTAGCGACAGTGCGCGCGCCATGTCGTTATAGGTGTTGGTTGACCAATAAAGTCCCGTCTGGTCGCGCTCAAACGCAAATAGCTTTCGGTCCCATACGGCATTCGTAGACGTGACCGTGTAGAGTTGAGATGTACAGGTGACGTTGGTTTGCCACGGCAGATCGGTCGTAATGACGTTGGTGATGGCGCTATTGGTAGTAACGTGCAAGACGCCGTTGGATAATGTGACGTAGTTTGTCCAACAAAAGGCATCGTTTTTGAGCAGTTGTATGGCAGTATTCGTTGCGCCTGAAAAATCGCCATCCCATGTGCCTGTCGTCATAAAAGTGTTGGAGGGGGTGATCCAATCTATGCTTGGGTCGGCATATTCGCCCGGATGCCCCGCTAATGCGTCGCGGATGGATTGTGGGTATCGGTAGGAAGCGTTGGGGAAAAAGCCGATAGTGTTGGTGTCGGTGTGCGCTGGCGAATTGGTGAGGTATAGCAGATCGGTACGCGGAATGCGCGTCAGCGTGATCACTCCGCCATCTGGCACGTCATACGTGATGCCGGTGTATACGTTTGCGACCGTGTAGGCTGGGGCTATGTACCATGTTGTAAATTCGCCATATGACGAAAAAAGCCATCCTGCATAGTTTGCCGATAAATCGTCGCCGTTTTCTGATGCTATGACATTCGTGAGTACTGCGGTACCGTAACCACCTAAAAACGGCATCACGAGGCGCGTGCCGTTGGTCCAGGCGCAATACAGTGTCTCGCCGCGCACGATGTAATAATTCGTGCCGCCCCAATTGGTCGTGAGTGATGAGGTGACCGCAAAGGCATCGGCAGGGACGCCAGAGGTCATGACAAGGGACACATTTGCCGCATAGGCCTTGGTAAAAGCAGTGTTGGTGCGGCCCATGGCGTAGTGACGCTCCAGGATCGCGTGCATGATCTCGGCTTCGTCTTGTGGCCGCGGGATGTCTACCGGGGCTGGGGTGCGCGACCACCAGAGGACGCCACCTGCCACAGCCAGGGCGCTGACGACCTTGGCGGCGGTGGTACCGATGGATTTGTAGTCGTACATGGCTATGCGGGGGCGAAAACGGGCAGCACGATGATGCCGCATTGCTGGTAGTCGGTGAGCGTGGGCAGGTAGTTGGTGACGGAAAACACAGCGATAACGCCATAAATATAAGAGGAATCGTCCATGGGGTCGTTGGTCTGGGGCGCGGTGAGGATGGAGAGTCCGGCCGGTGACCAGCGCCAGACGATCTTCTGGCCGGCGCCGTTGCCGGCAAAGGTGACCTCCGTATCGCTGCAGGTGTAGTAGAGGGATGCGCCTTGCGGATCGCCGTAGCGGCGAGCCTTGGCGTTGTAGACGGTGATTTTATTGGCGCCAGTGCGTGCCAGGCCAAAGGTGTATTGGGTGCCCCAGGGGTAGCTTGAGCTTGATCCGCCGACGCTGGAGCCAGGGGGCGGAGATTCGTCGCTGGTGCCGTCGTTGATGATGCGCCAGGGTGTGCCGTCGGTGTTTTTCTCGATGCGCAGGCCAACGCCGACGATGTCTTCGAGTATGCTGGCGACGCGATTGTGGTGCGTGGTGTTGCAGACTTTGGCAACTGGATCGCCACGCTTGAAACGCCAGAGATATCCGCGCATGGCAATAACTCCTAGGCCCAGGTGCCGAAAACCTTGTCAAAGACCTCGACATACCAGGCATCGGCGTCGTTTTGGCGTTTGGCGCAGACGGTGCGTTGGGTTCCAGATGGGCACGCAGCTTGCAGCTCGGTGACGCAGGTCTGGGCGGCGGCAAAGGTCATGTTGACGTAGCGGTACTTTTCTTCGGTGTCGGTGCGCGCATACGTGGTCCAGGTGCTGCCAGACGCCACCCATGTCGTACCGGGATAGGAGTTGTATTCGTCGGTGATCTTGTTGTCGGGGCCGTATGAGGTGAGCCAGGACATGGGGGGGCCTCTATTTGGCGGTCAGCAGGTCGGGAAGATCGTCAGTGTTGGCGGCGATCTTGTCGAGAGCGGCTTGTTTTAGGCGGTTTACTTCGTCAAGTTTACGTTGCGATTCCTGGACCTTTGCGTCCTGTGCATCGCGTTTTTTTTGTGCATCAGCCTGGGCTTCTTTCCATTCTTTGCGCTGTTTCATGAAGTCGGAGTCGGTGCGGTTAAGTTGGCCACCTTTTTCAACCACGTTTTTCAGCCGTTGCTCGCGACGCTCTTGGGCCATGGACAGTGCGTGCGGATCAATGGCGGCTTGCTCGGCGGCGGAGAGCTTTTTGCCTTCCAGCACCTTGTTTGCGAGTCGGGACATGGCTTTGTCGGAAAAGCCTTGGGCGTCTTTCAAGTCAAAGCCGCGACCGACTTCGTTGCGAGCCTTCATGGCATCCATAGCCTGGCGCTCGCGCGCTTGCCCGGCATCCAAGGCCAGACTGGGTGCATGGCCAGCGCGATTCTCCACGCCGATCCGGGCGAGCGCCGCCTGATAAGCCTTGCCTTTGCCGGCATCAGCCATTTCTCCGGCCGTGGCGCGCAATTCGGGGTGTTTGGATGCGAAACGGTCGAAACCACCAGGTGCCTGCAGGTCCTGGAGTTCTTTGTCCATGAGGCCAAACATCTCGTGACCTTGCTTGGCCTTAGTTTGCAAATTGCGCAGTTCCTCAATTTTGCCGACGGCGCGGTTTTGCTTTTGCTGCGCTTCCTCCAAATAGGATGCCTTTTTGGCCTTGGAAACTTCTTCCGCGTCCACATCAGCCTTGGTGCGCAGAAGGGGGTCGCGGGGGATAAGTGCTTTGTCCACGGCGGCGGCCAAACCTTCACCGCCTGCCAAACGGCCAAGTAAACCGGCGGCTTCTTTAATTGCATTGATAACAGGCATCAAACCTTTAGTCATCCAAAGTCCGAAGGTTTCCAAGATTTCATTGGCTTCGTTTTTGAGTTGCGTCATACCACCTGCACCACTATTCGCTAAATCTGCTATTCCACCTTTGTATCTCGCGAGCGCCGCCTCGATGACATTCCACATCTCGGCGGTGCTGGCACCTTGGCGTTCGAGGTCTTTTAATTGCTTGATGGCGTCTGGTCCAAGCACGCCGAGTTGCTGCAACTGCATCATGGCGCGATCTATGGGCATTCCTTGCGCGAGTAGCCCAAAAGCTCTACCAACCGCAAAGCTCACAGCATCCATGGTGTTGCCTGTGGCGGCGGCCACATCGCCAAGCATATTTAATGCGGCTTTACCACTGAGCGCGCCTTCCGTAAGACGCTCCAGATTCATGGATGCTTTGCCAACATCCGCCATACCAAACTGCCCTTTACCTTCCTCGTTTTTCCATGATGAAAGCTCGCGCATGCGTTTGGCGGCTGCTTCTGTACTGCCGAGCAGGGTTTTGAGTTGTGCTTGTACACTTTGAAATTCAAAAGCTTCTGCAAACGCCTTTTGGATAAGAGCAGCCGCTCCGGTAATGACGCCGAAGCCAACGGCTACCTTTCCAACCGCGCTCAGGAAGCCGGATGCCAGGTTCTTGCCCATGCCTGAAATGGTAGCTTGGGCGGAGGAAAGGCCTCGTCCAGTCTCGTCTTTGGCGCGGATGATGTATTCAAGGATGTTCATGGCGTGGGGGCTGATTTGCTGGCGCTCGCGGACGCGGATGGGGTGGCGCGAGTTTTAATGATGGCGGTGATTTCGTTGCGCAAAGCGATAATGGCCTTGGTTTGCGCGGTGTTGTCAGGCTCAGATCCAAGCTGCGTGCGAGCCATATCGATGCGCTTGGCGCGGATCCAGGCGCGCAGGACGATCTGGCGGCTTTCATGGAGCCAATAGTCGGGAGCTGTGCCGGTCGAGAGGCTCAGATCGTGGGCGATCGCTTCCCAATCCACAGGCGTGTTGCGGGCTGGCAATTGCTTGTCGCAGAACGGGCGCAAGATCTCTTCGAGTTTTGGCAAGGTTCCGCCGCAAAGATCAATCAAGCGGCGAGACAACATGACGATTTCGTCAGCGCGGTCGTCGGATTCGTCCGCGAGCGACTCCAGGATGGCAGCGTCGAGTTGGGCGCGGTTGACGGTGAGCGTGCGATACCATGCCTTGACGGCGGCTTGGGCAGTGTCGCGTAAGAGCGGCAGTGCGCCCGGCGTGCGGCCATGCGCCATGGCAAACGCCAGGCTGGCAGTGAGCCAGGTGTCATTGCCTACCCACCAATTGCATGCCAATTCTTTCCACCACAGGCTTCCCGTGATCGTCAGCCGAAACAGCACGGCATTGCCACACTTGACGGGGCAGCCAAGCAGCGCCAGGCGTTCGCCGGGTTCGGGATCTTCGACGCGGGCGCCCAGTTCGTGCAGGCGGACAATCTCGTCGGGCGTCGGCTCGATCGAGTGTTCGCCACGAAGTTCCGCGATGGCGGCAAGAGCGGTTTGGCAAATACCGGGCATCGGACTCCTTATTGAAGATTGAAGATTGAAGATTGAAGATTGAAGATTGAAGATTGAAGATTGAAGATTGGAAGAACGGAAAACAAACGCGGGCTATACGGTGCGGGCGATGTGGTGCTCCAGGGAGATGGTTTGAGTATCGGCGGCGGTGTTGGCTTTGGCGGTGCCGTCGGAGAGTTTGGCCCAGGTGGCCCCGACAGTGACGCTGGCGGGAATGCCAGTAAGGCCGATGTCGAGCTTTTCGACGCCGTCGCGGTTTTCGCCAGCCAGGTGGTCGCCAGTTTCGCCGTCTTCGTCGAGGTGCGTGCAGGAGAGCGAGTACTTCATGCTCTTGATGCCGATGGTGGAGTCGTCGGTGCCGAGCTTGAAAATGTCGGCAGGTGTGGGCGTGGCGGTGTCGGTGAGCGCACGCGGGATGCCAAACTGAGCAGGCAGTTTGACTGTGGCGGTAAACTCGTTTTCAGCGGTGTGGGCCTTGACGGCGTGGTTGTGGCAGGTGATGGTGATCTTGGGCCATGATGTCGGGGAGTACTCGATTTCGACAGAATCTATGTGCAGGCTTGCCACCACGTCGCCAACCAATGGCGGAGTGATGTAACCAGAGGCGGCTTGATGCTCGTAAACAATCGTGCGCTTGGTATCGGTGCCGTATGTAACGTTGATGCCTTCGTCGCCGTTGGCCTTAAGACCTTGGGCGCGTTTCAGCGTGGTGACGGGCATGTCGGACTGCGGAATGAATGATCCGCCGAGTGAAAGCACGTCGGTGGGGGAGAAGAAACCGAGGTTTGTGTCTGCCATGGTGAACTCCTTGTGTGGTCAGGGGGATTGGGAAAACTAACGCTTTTATACGGGCTGTGCTGTGGTGAGAACGGTGCCGACAAGGTTGAAGGTGAGGCGAAAAGCGGCGAGGCGCAGGCCGTTGGGTATCTCGAACGGTTCGTCGCCCTGGTAGAGAAAACGCGGCGTGGTGGTGCCTTGCGATGTGTTGGTCAGGTTGATCTCGGCAACTTTCTGCGTGAGGGTATCGAGCAGATCGGTGAGTGCCTCGCGGTCGCCAATAGACTGGTAGACGGCGGCGCCGGTGTTGGCGTCGAGGCCCATGCCGTTGCCAAGGACGATCTCGAAGCGCATTTGCGCCAGGGGGTTGCCTTGGGGAGAGTCGAGCAACGCGCGGCCGCCGTAGCCGATCACGCAGATCAGGCCGTGGGGTCCGGAGGCGATCAGCTCGTAAGCGTGCCAGGGATCTTTGGCAATGGTGCAGACGCCGCCGTTTTCAGTGATCCAGGGTTCGATGGTTTCGCGCAGGACGGCGATGATGTCGGAAAGTTTCATGGGGGTCTCCAAAGTCAATGGTCAATGGTCATTGGTCATTGGGGGGAGGCGGGGAAGTAAATCAGTTTAAGAGTCGCGGTGAGGCGGTCACGTCGGGGTCGGTCTCGTCGCTGCTGCAGGGGACCAGTCGGGAAGCTTCGGCAATGATGACGCCAGGGGCGTGGGCTTTAGGCGTGTCGGATGTGAGCGGGTCGAGGCCGCGGCCAATGCGGTCGAGCTTGAGGCGGATGGCAGAGGCCAGGGCGGAGAATGGATTGGCATCGGAAGCGACGCCACGGCGGTGGTAGAGGGCCTCGGCGCGCAGAATAAGTGCGGCTGAGAAAACTACAGACGGGATCGTGCCAGTGAAGGGGACGCTGTAGCGCTGCCCCAGGAAGCCGTCTATCTCGCCATCTACGGACGTTTCCCAGGCCGCCTGCACGTCGGCGTCAATCTGGCCGTCGCGGTTATCGTCGAGCGCCTGGAGGACAATGGCGTGCGGTACGCGGGCCTCGACTTGTGTGATGGTGCAATACATGACTGACGGAAGAACGGAAAGACGGAAGAGAACTGGGGAAGATGGCCGACGGAATGGAAAACGAAACAAAACCATTCCGCCGGCCGGGGGGGTGCGGGAGACAGATCAACCAGCGGAAACGATGCCGGCGTAGATCAGGTGGGGCATGGTGGGGGCTGCGGCGGCCCGTCCGGTGGACAGGACGTCAAAGTACCCGGTGCGCTCAACTTGCTCGACGCGGGCGTCCATGAAGGGCGAGGCCTCTTCGCGGATCTGGCGGCAGATCGCCTTGATGGGCTTGGATCGGTCCACCAAGAACCAGTAGTTGGCGTAGTCTCCAGCCAACTCGCCGACCTCAACCGGGATGACCTTCTTGTAGTTGGGGTTGGCGGAGAACTGAGCGTCGGTATACTGGCTGTCGATCAGCGAGGCCACGGTGCTGCGCAGAGCCGCGCCATGTATTAGGTGCGTCCAGCGCGGGCGAATCTGCGTGCCGTCGGCGAACTTCCAGGCGCCGGTGGTCGTATAGGCCGTGTTGAACACAGCGGCCGTCAGGGCCGTGGTGACCAGATTGCCGACGGTGTTCTTGCCGTACTTGTGGTCCGTGGCGAAGATTAATTTGCCATCGAAGCACTTCGGGTTGCCCGTGAGGATTTCGATCACAAGCTGATACTTCATCTCCTGCCAGCTCAGGCCGGACATGCGCACCGTGTCGCCGAAGGCGCCGAAGGTGTCGTCCTTGATCGCATTGCGGGGCAGGCGATCTGTCTTTTCAAACGTCCTGTGGTCTACCTGGTACTTGTTGAGCAGCACGTCGTTGAAGACGCGGTCGCCGACCCACTCGCGGAATCCGGCGGCGTTCTGTGCCCAGAAGTACATATTGGACGCGCCAGCGCCGGGGACATCCCAGAACAGGATGTCGGCCAGGTCTACAGGCGGTGTCCATTGCATGCCCTGCTTCCAGCTTGCGCTGAGGTTGCGGGCGAGTTCGGCGAGGGTGGCATTGGTGAGTTCCATGTGAGGCTCCAGGGGTGTGAGGTTTGGAAAGTTCTTGGTGCTTGGTTCTTGGTTCTTGGTTGCAAAAATGGCGCGTGGGGTTCCTACCACGCGCCTGGTGGTTACGGTGTGCGCGTGATGGCGGTGATGATGCCGCCGGTTACCACGATGATGTTGGTCGTGGTCAGCGAGTTGGTATAGGTGGCGGAGACGCCTGTGCCTGAGCCGCAGAGGTAACCGCTGGCCTTGCCAGTGCCGGTGACTACCAGCGTGCCGGCGACAGTCGCGTTGTTCGTGACTGCGACAGTCGTACCGCCCAGCGTAGTTGTGCCGGTGGTCGTGAGTGCGCCGGCAGTCGTGGTGCCGGTAACGCCGAGCGTTCCAGCGACCGTGCTATTGCCGGTGGCGTCGAACGTGCCGCCGACGCTGGCATTGCCGCTGACCGCGAGCGTGGACAGTGATCCCGCAAGCACCTTGCTCAAGCTCGTGGTGTCTACCCAGACGCCATCAGAGTCTACTTCGACGATGATCCCCACAGGGATGTCGTATGTGGCGCTGGCGGCCTTCTGGACGGTGTGGTCGTCTTCGATGTAGCAGACCTGTCCGACGTCGGCAGCGGTATAGCTGTCGCCGTTATCCCAGCGGAACACGCCGCGTGTGGCCGGAACTTTGCGCGTGGCGCTGTATTTGCTGGCGTCAACGCCGCCGTTGTCCGACGTCTGGCGGACGCAGCCCACCACCATCATACTTGCGGTGGAGTCCGTGGCCGGGACAATCTTGCCGGTGGCCGTGCTGATCGCGGCGATGGCGCCGCCGTACACCACGTTGGACGCCTGCAGGTAGCCAGTGGCTACGCCAGCGCGAAACGGAGTGCTGACCGCTTCCGTGAGGGCAGCGGCGTGGATGTAGATGGCCGCGAGCGTGCAGACGGCCAGGAGGGTCATGAGTTTGCGAAGGTTCACTGTGAGTTTCCTTGTGTGTGAGTGTGTGGGTTGGTTTGTGGGTGGGTTGGTTGGTGAGTGAGTGCGTGAGTGAGTTAGTGGGCTTACACGCCGAGCTTAGTCAGATCCTCCGGCTTGCGGCCGAACATGGCAGCGACTTTGGCAGTGATGCCCGGATCGCCGGCGGCGGCGCGGTTGTCGGCGCTGAACGCCTCGACGTTGTGCGTGCGCTGTTCGAGCGGCACTGTGGCAGGTGTGTTCTTGGCGACTTCGCGCAGCGTGGCGAGGTCCACAGACTTGATCGCTTCGGCGCTAAACGGCAGCACCTTGCCTTCGCGAGCAGCCTGTGCGATCACGTCGGCGCGTTCCTGCGCGACGCGTTCGGCGCTGAACGTGACGATTACGCCTTCGGCCTTTTCCAGGCGCTTGGCAATCTCTTCGATGCCAGACTTGTGCGCGTCGCCCGTGGCGCTGAAGGTGACAATCTTTGACTGGAGATCTTTGATTTCCGCCGACATGGCGGAGATGCTGCCGGCGCTGGCCAGCAACGTGCCGATGTTTTTGGCCGCGCCGAGCATCTGATCATCCGAGGCGGTATCGCCCAAGCCGAGTAGCGCGAGCAGTACTTTGTGTTCCATGGTGAGACTTCCTTGGTTGGTTGTGGATTCGTCGGCCTCGTCGGCAATATCAACGCTAAACGCTCGCAGACCCGCAATGGCTCCGGCGCGACAGAGCGCCGTGCTGTGCATCCCCTGCACGGTGCGCGTGCCAGGGATGAAGCAGATCGCGGGGCTGAGGTCGCAGAAGTTCGCGACGGATTTGATTCCGCCGGGTGTCCACTCCAGGGCGTCCAGATACAGGCCTTCGCCAGGCACCAGCGTCGGGACGCCAAAGGCCGCGACTTCGCGAGGCTCCGTGGTTTCCTTGTGCGCGGGTGTGCCGGCCACGGTGTTATGCTCGTAATCCAGCGCCACGCGATCCCAACCACGCGCTTTTTGCGTGGCGGAGAAAACGCGGACGGATGAATCGTCGAGCGTAACGGGGCCGTCAATGGCCTGACTGGTGCCCCAGGGGAGCACGAGTTTGCGGACCGGAAGCGGATCGCCGCTCAGCCGCGCGGGGATCCGCACGGAGAAGCAGTGAACGTTGATTTTGCTGGCTGGTCCTTTCATGACGCCCCCAGCATCTCATGTGGACGGGAGACGCAACTGGACGGAAGAAAGGTCTGAAAGGCTGGATGCGCGATTGAAGATTGAAGATGGAAAATTGAAGATTGGCGGATGAGAACGGATTGAAGATTGAAAATGGAAAATTGAAGATTGGAGGATAAGAACTGAAAACTAGAAGCTGAAAATTTTCAATTTACAATCTTCAATCTTCATTTCTTAATCATCGCCGCCAGCGCGGCTTCGGCTGCTTGTTGCATGCGGCGGGCCGCGGCGGGCACAAGCGTGCCGGCAGAAGTGACGGGGAAGAATGGGCGCGGGGGCAGACCAGGATGCGTGACGCTCTTGACGGGATGCTTGCCGCCGGGCCAGGCGAGGGCCTTTTTGTTTTTCGGGGTGATCTCGTATGGGCCGCGCGTGCCGAGCTGGTGAAACGCTGCGTACGCGCGATCTGTGCCGATAGTGACGCTGGTGTCCGCGAAGTTCACCACGCGGATGCTACGCCGCAAAAGCCCTTTGAGCACAAGCATGCGGTGGCCGGTCTTGGTGGCCGCCCAGGGAGAGGGGCGCAGGGAGGCGTCGTCAAAGGCGTCTTTCGTGGCCGTGGCAAAGGCTGTGCCGAGGGCGCGCATGATCTTGGCCGGGCGCGCGCATGCGTGCTGCATGCGATTTAATTCTGGTGTGACGCCGTCGCGAACTGTGAGCTGGATTTGCATTACGCCTCCGGATTTTCTTCCGCCGCAAGCTTGGCACCTTGCAACCACTCTTGCAAGGTCACGTTGTTTTGCAGTTTCGTGCGACGTGCATACGCCAAGAACGCGTCGGCAATTTCCGCGTCGTAACGCGAGAGGATGCGTTCGATCGGTAGACGCAGATCGCCGGGCTTCCATGTGTAGGCGTTTTCTTTGCCCTGGTTCAGCGGTGAACGGATGTCGAGTGTGTGACCGTCTTCTTGCAGTTGGCCTTTTTCAAGCATCTTCACCACGTGGTCGTCGGCGACGCGCTGCTGGGTGACGATGGCGTTGGGATCTTCGGGGTTGATGGGGCGCTTGCCTTCGGCGGCAATCTCGCCGGCCTCGGCAGCAGTACGGGGGCGCACTTCGCAACGGCAGCCCCAGTCCCACGGCGGGAAGTGGTCGGCCCAGAAAGGCGAGTCGCAGGGGATGATCAGGCCGTTAAGTGCGGCGTGAGCGTCGCGCACGCGGTCGTCGCGCATGGAAACGTACTCCCAGTACGGAAACACGTCGCGCTGTTCGTCGAGGGCCTGGTATTCGGCGGCGGCATAGGCTTGGTAGCCGTGTGTGCGCAGCAGCAACTCGGCGCGGGCTTCGGCGGCGGCGAGTTGCTGATCCATCTCGGCAGGATCCGTGGATGTGACCAGGCCGCCGAGATTTTCGACGATCTTATCCTTGGCTGTTTCCCAATCTCCGCCCATGGGCACTTCCGCGATCGCGTCGCGGACGCGCTGCACGGCGGCCAGATTTTCGATGCCAGTCACACAGATCGCGCGGGCTTTGAGTTCCGGCAGCAGCCTGTCGAATGTGGCGCGCAGCATAGGCTGCTTGTCGGAGACAAAGGCCGCGGCGACTTCGTTGGGGACGGGGGTGGTGAGGATGGATGGCATGGGGGACTACTTTCTCTTTTGCGTTGGGCGACGATTCCACGCCGCCAATTCCTTGTCAAAATCAACCAGCGGGGAAAGAGCGGGAGGAACGCGTCCTCGGCAGTCCGCAGTTTCGCAGGAAACAGACGCATGCCCCCACATGTGGTGCGTGCTGGCGTCTCGCGTTCCGCCCCAGAAAACATTTGCTTTGCCTCCGCAAAAAGGACACGGCCTTACGCGTCCGCGCATCAGGTCCAGAATGCGATTGACTTCTGGTGGATTGCGCGATCGCAAATCAACAAGCATCTGGTGGACCTTGTCTATTTTCTCTTTTACGTCAGATGCTAGCATGAACTGCTTTTCGGATACGAAGGCCGCGGCGACGTCGTTGGGGACGGGGGTGGTGAGGATGGCACTATTCATTGCACGCACCCCAGTAGCCGCTCACCAGGAATTGGTACGGGCGCATCGCGAACAGTTTGCGCTCGATCATTCGCTTCTTCTCGTCCGTGCTTTCCACGGGGTCATGGCGGATCAACACGGTCTCCTCTAGGAAACCGGCCGCAAGCGCCAGCTTCTTCGTTTTGTCCGACGCCGCCAGAATTATCGCTACCATGTCACGCCTCCCTTGGAGCGGTCACGCTCCGTTTCGCTTGGTCGCTAGAAAGCCCCCGAACATCCGCGTGCAGTACGGCTGCGTGACCCTCAGTGTTCTGCAGACGCACCGTGATGCGCGTTCCACCGTCAAGCGTAATGTCGTATTTCTCCGCGTTGCTTTCGCGGGCGACACGCTCCAGTGCCAGCGCGGCGGCCATGCCGGTAATCCCGTCGAAGCCCACGCTATCATGCAGCTTGGCGGCCAGGACGCGGACCCCGCGCGCCAGCGAGGCGTCGCGCCATTCCATAAACGTCGGCGCAGCGCGCTCTTCCGTGGTCAAGGTTGCGTCGAATGCGTCGAAGTCATCCATGGTCCACCTCCTGCCGAACATTCGCGTGCAAAAGCGGCTGCAGATCGCGCGCGGACGCAAAGGCATCCAGGGCGCGCTGGGCCAGATCGGGATTTTTGCAGGAGGGCAGGTTCGGGGTATGCAAAATGCGCGGTCCGGCCGGATGGTAGACCACAGCAGCCCAGTGGTCCGGACCGATCTCTGAAACGCAAATCCGGCAAAGGCCGTGGTTGGGGGTCGGGTAGAGGTACGCGGTGCCTTGGAAGGTGTTCATGGGGGCCTCCTGACGGAAAACGGAAGAACGGAATTGGGCGTTTGGGGGTGTTTGGGGGTTGGGCGGGAACGCGCAAAGGTCGCCAAGTGCCCTTCGCGGCGTTCCGCGGGGCATCTTTTGGCGTTTTTGGGTGGGGGGGGGCATAGACGGTATGGGGTAAAGACGCAAAAGGCTTTTTAAGACGCAACAGTGCGCCCTGGCGCAGTTTCAGGAACGTCGGCGTTGTAAGCCAGACGGGTACGTGCGCGGTAGGGATAGAGGGCGCAGTTGAAGCTGGTACATTCCGAAGGATTCTCTTCAAAGCCCATGCACTCGGTGCAGTGGATGCGGATAGCCTTCCATCGCGCGTAGTTGTGCATTTCGAGGGTGCCTCCGTCACGGGTTCTAACTGTGTGTTTCATGATCGTCCTTTCTTGGGGGTTTGCAAAAATCTTGTACGGCCGCGGAACGGAAAGAGCGCGCAAAGCCGGTTTTGACAGTTCAGGGGGTTGGGGCCGAAGCAAAAGACGCAGTGGAGCTTTATGGCCTTCCACGCGGCATAATCGGGGATCGGACGTTCGTAACCTTGGCGGGTGAGGATGGTATGGGTCATGGGCGTCCTTTCTTGGGGGTTGGTTTGGGGTTTGGTTTGCGCTTCGATCCGGATGCCTCTTTGCGGGTGTCGCGGTCTATCCAGCCTTGGGCTTGCCGGTAGGCGCGCAGGTTTTTGCCGTCCGGATCCCAGAACTCCGGATCCTCGGCGCAGCGGCGAAGGTGGCCGAACCAGGAATCGAGGTTGAGCATGTAAATGTGCGGCGTGAGCTTGATGCACTCGACATATCCGGCCCGGCCAAGGCGCCGGATCGTCTCGAACTGACCGGGAAAGCCCAGCAGCGTGGTGAGCTTGCGGGTGAGCTTCACCATGCGCTCGGTCATGGGCGTAGGCGTGTATGTGCCGTCGGCGTTCTGCTGCCAGGTGGCGAGCGTCACGTCCGGGGCTTTGCGGCCGGGACGTGGCGCCCAGCGATCCGGAGCCACCTGGATCATGTCCGGGCGCGCAGCGTCGAGGAGCCGCTGGTTGATGGGCGGGCGCGTGGTAGCGTCGGCGGGTGGTGCCGGAATCTGGAGGTCGAACGCGAGTTGTGTGGCAGTAGCGGGCATGGCATTACTCCTGGAGAACGGCAGACGGAATCACGGAAGACGGAAGAGCTGGCGACTTGCGCTTAAGCTGGCAGACGCGGCGGCGGATGACGTAGATGGCATGCCAGATGTCTTTGGCGTGGGCCTCGCCGATGTCCACATCGCGCTTGTGGCGCAAGAAACCGGCAGCGTATTGCATGGCGTCGGCAGACGAGCCGAACCACTCGCCGGCATGGTCGCACTCGATGCGGAGCTTGGCGCGGGCTTGGTTGTCGGCGTCCAGCGAGGCACGCATGCGGCTGTCCAAGGCTTTCATGGGGCGGCCTTGCAGATCCAACCAATGGCTCATCATCGGGCGGTAATGCCGCTGACGCGCCACGCGCAAAGAGCACACGCTGATGCAGCGGAACTGCTCGCGGTGACGCCACGTCTCAAAATCCTCGCCGGCTTCCACCAGGCCCAGCTTGGTGTGCACGTCGTATGCCCGGCGAGCGGCCATGCAGAGCACGGCATATTGATGCTTCGTGAGTGGCGCATTGAGTCCGCCGTCTATCGCGCGGTGTGTGTGGGTGTCCATGGTGTTACTCCGTTTTTGATGCCAGTCGTTTGACGTCTTCCAGCCCGTGCTGTCCGATGGCGTCAGCGATCTTGCTGTAGAGTCTGCCAATCTCGACTCCGCCATTCGCGCGACACGCGCGGACCTGTCGCGCATAATCCGCGACGGCCGGATCCGCGTGCGCGCCAGGCGTGGGCTGCCCTGCCCACTCTGCCTGATTGCGCTGCCAGATGCGCACCGCCGCGCGCCACGAAACCATGGGCGTGCGCGCGCGGCCAATCACCCACCCGACGGATTCGTAATGGTCGAGGAACGCCTGTGGGCGGAACCCGGCAAAGCCGATTTCGCGGGCGTAGGCGGAGAGTTCGGGGACGGTCGGTGGGGTGAATGTGCGTTTCATGCTTTGGGTTTCCTGTCACAACAACTGCATCTGCTGCCCGCACGTTTCGCGGAGTTTGCGACCGGCCACGACATCCATCCACTCGCCCAGCAGCAAGGCGCGGTAGATCCCCTCGTGACCGTGCGCGCCACAGATCTCCACAGCGCCAAGCTGCACCAGCTCTGTCACGCGCGGACGCACCGCGAGTATGTCGCGGGGCATCTGCTCAGCCAGCGCGCGCGTAGTGAGCGGGCCGTGTGCGCGCAGAAATTCCAGGATCTCGGCGCGGTCGCCTTCTACGCGCTCCTGGATGTCCTTAAACGTTTCGTTGCGGAAGTCTATGGGCTTCATGGTGGCTCCTAACGGACGTCCTGTCGGTCGCCCTTGATTTCACTCACCAAAGAAGTTGGAGTATCAAGAAAGTCGTCGCATACAGCAAACAGCCCCTGCCGTCCGGACCACGGAATCAGCGTGCACTGGCAGGCATCATCCAAGACCCAGCCCACTGGCCCGGTGAACCATGGGCTGTGGTGCTCGCGCACGCAGTCCAGCAGCGTCACCTCGCCGACGATACCGCCACGTGGCAGATCTTCGTATGCAGGCATAGCCAGATCTTCGTGGATCGAATCCACAAAGATCCGGCAGGCCTCGTAATCCGCGCGCGTCATGGCCGCCGAAGCCGCGATCAGCAACTGACCGCGATGCTTGGTGGACCACGTCCGATTTTCGATGTTTTTCCACCCGGCCACGATCAGCCAGGCCCAGGGTTGTCTGACGGACAGGCACTTCATGGCTGCGCCTCGATTTTGGGTTCTGCGTAAAACTTCTCTTCCTGTTTCACTTCCAGCCCGAGCCGCGCGAGCTTTTCGGCGCCGATGGTCTCGCGATCCTGCAGGAGCATCTCCTTGTTGACCTCTTCGGCCTGTCGGACATATGCCTGCATGCCGCGGCACTTGAGCATGTCCAGCACGTGATCCCACTTGACGCCCTTGGCCGGCTTGATCGCCGGGGGCGTGGTGCGGAAGCCAAGCGTGCCGTGCGTGAGGTCCATGGACTTCTTGGTGCCAAACTCGTCCGGATGCAACACGGCCCAGGCGTTGAGGTCCGCGAACAAGGCTTCGATGTTTTCTTCCAGTTCGCCCAGTCGGCCCTCGAACTGCGCGCGGACTTCCGTCAGGCGCTTGTCCATGTTGTCCGCATATAGCGATCGAGCGATGACATGCTGGGCCAGTTGGCCCATGGCGCGTTCGAGTTCGTCACGAGTGGTGATGGTGGTAGCGGGTTTCTTGGTGGACTTTTTCATGTGGTCTGTACCTTTCGTTTTTTTGGAGAGTGTTCTGAAATAGCGACCAGCCGGCCGCCCTTACCGCGATGCCAGTTCCTTTTCGATGCTGCGCGCGATATCTTCGCGCGTGAGGTCTGCTGGGCGCTCGGCTTGCTGTGCCAGGCGCTTGGCGACGTCGCGCACAAAGCTCAGTCCGCCGTGCGTCTGCGCGTCCTTGTGCAGAAGCTTGGCCGCCATGATCGCCACCTGCTTGTCCATGCCAGGCAGGCGCCGATCCAAAATGCGTGACACATCACGTTCAACCGGGCACGCGAGTTTGACGCGCTCAGCCAGCCGGTTGGTCGTGAGTTGACGGGCCTCCTCATAGGCCCCACGTTCCAGCTTGCGCCATAAGGTGGGGATGCAGAGGAGGACCACGCCCCATGAAGACTGGTTGACCAAGGTCTTGAGCGTGTTAAGACCGCGCAGTCCAAGGTGGTGAGCCTCGTCTACGAAGATCACGCGGCGGCCGTCGCGCATGTGCGCGAGGCAGGCATCTAGCCGCACAGATGTGGCCGCCGGCAGTTGCTGCACGCCAAAGCGCCGCAAGATCGCACCCAGCAGCGCGCCCGGCGAATCTCCCCACGCGTCTGCCGCCTCGATGATGATGACCTGCGACGCGAATCGCCGGGCGATCATGCGCGCGGCCGTGGTCTTTCCTGATCCCGGATCGCCCTGAAAAATCACCACGCGGTCATTGCTGTCTGTGCGGAAAAGCGGGGCCACCACGCGAGCCAGTTCGCTCACGGGCAGCAGATCCTCGTATAGATCCTCGGTGGCGATGGCGTATTCGGCCTCAGCTTCGATCAGCGCGATCACGGCGCGGTATTCGGGCAGCCATGTATCGTCGATCGCGAGTTCGTCGGTCTTTTCTTCCAGGATGGCCCAGAGCACCTTGCTGCTGCCAAGCCCGGAAAACTCGCGCAGCAGATGCGCCTGTGTCCACTTTTTCTGGTTGCGATATTCTTCGATGCGCTTGGCCAGGGCCACGATTTCGGACTTGGCTTCGGCGGTGTTGGTGTGTGCGCTCATGTTACCTCGTTTTTTTGTGGTTCGTTTTGGGTCACTGGAAAGCCATTTCGGCAAGCTCCTGCATAGCCGCCGCACCGGCGGCTTCGGATGCGTCGAGTTCGGCGTCGGTGGGGCCGGAGCAAGCGGGGATAGAGAGCGCGAATACGGACACGGATGAGTCGGATGGCGCGGTGTTATTGGTTCTTGGCTCTTCGTTCTTGGTTGCTGACGCCTGTCTCCTGACGCCTGACGCCTGAACTTCAAACTCTCCCTTGACCGCCTCGCGGCGCAATCCGCCGGCGCCGTCGCGCTCTTCCAGGATGCGGCGTCCGCGCGATCCAGCCAGGCCAGAGGCAAAGTACACGCTACGAAACGCACGGGTGTAACGCTTGCGCTGTTCGCTGGTTTCCTTGGCCCCCATGCCAAACTGCGGCGCAGGCTCAGACCATTCGGCAGTGCCGATGTGCGCGCCGATAGTCAGGCTCAGCACATTACGCGTGCCTTGCTCCAGGTTAAACAGCTCGGCGCCGCGCCACGGATCGCTCGGATCAAAGCACGCAAACACGCGGTAGCCGTTGCCCAGGCGTGCCGTGATCTCCGGCGCGCCAAAGAAGTACTGCGTGCCATTGATCGTCTTGGAGACGTGGCCGCCACGCAGAGCAGTCTCAAACTTCTCTGGCAGGAACACGCCCGCATGCTTCATGTGCAGCTTGCGCAGCGGTTTCGCGGCGACAGACGCCTGCCACAGTTCATCCGGCACGCCCTGGAGCAAGCGACCTTCTTTCGCGTGCGTGTTCAAAAAGCCGATGGCCTCCTGATAGGCCACGCCCAGATCTGCCTGATGCGGAAAGCCCGCGTCGCGCGGATGCACCACGCCATCCTTGACGCGCATCATCGCTTTGCTTTCACGTTCCTTGGCACCTGCCTCGCGTCCAATATCCTTCCATCCGCGCAGTGTGGCTTCGATCGACATGCGCGTTTGTAAATGGTCGAAGGCGCCTTCGACAAACGGCTTGCCGCGGCTTTGGTAGCAGTACTCGATGTGGATCCCCAGATCCCGCAACGAGTTCACGACCACCTTGCGCTGATCTTCCGGCATCTCGATCTTCTCGCCAGTGATAGCGCGGGCTTTCCAGATACCACGTTCCAGCCGCAGACCGCACCGCGGCAAGCCATGATCCTGGAAGAGACGGAAGATGAAGCGCAAGATGTCTTCGGCCCGGTACGCATCCCGCGGGCGCCCGATCAGCTCGCCCGAGAGCCACTTGCCGCTGGCGATGTCCACGCAAAACAGCCCCTGACGGCCCAGCGCCACGCCATGCCGCTCAGCCAGACGGTCGGACGTGCCCTGCCTTGTAAAGTTCTGGCCTGCCGGCAGCTCGAACCAGAAAGGCTCGTTGGTGCTCTGGTCATCCAGTTCCCACCAGTCACCAGGCGTGACCGGCACACGCTGGCCGGTAGCGATGTCCATCATCGTCATGTCGCGACGCTGGATGAATGCGGACTCGGCGAACTGCTTTGGCCCATTAAACATGGCTTGCGCCTCCGGCGTCAGGCAGACAGCGCGACGGATCGAGAGCGGGATATGGTGTCTCGATCTGCGTGCCGCCAGCACGCCCTTCAGTTCTGGCGGGCACAAATCCGAAAACTCGAACTGGTCAATCACACTCGCCAGCGATCCACAGCCAGCCATCAGCTTTTTGAGGTATTCGATCGCTTCCGGCGAAAGGTGCCTGGCCGCCGGCCGCCGCCCTGTCCGCCCCGCCCGGCGATCTTCGAGCGCATCAATGCCGCCGGTGCGGTAGGCTTCTAGCCAGCGGTGGTAGGTTGTGTAGGAGATGTCGGCGGCGGCCAAGACTTCCTGCTTGGAGAAGTCCGATATCTGTTCAGCCACGCAGTGCAGTATGGCAAGTTTGTCGGTGGCGGTCATGGCGGAATCCTTACGGCAAAAACGGGCATTTTCCAGGGTGGCAGATGCAACGGGCATCCTGGCAGTTGGCGCAAGGCGGCTTTTGTGGATGGCGGCGATCCAGCCACCAGGCCAGCAGGCGGGTGCCGAACAGCCCCAGAAAAAGTAGCATCATGCTCAAAACAAGCATGACAACGCCAGAGAGTGCGGTGGTATCGTTCATGCGACACCTCTTGTTTTGGCTAGTTTTGTGCGACGGGTCTTAAGTTCCCTGATGGCGGCATCGGAAATGGTTTTAAGCTGGCTGTTGGACCACTTTGGTAGAACTTTGGAAATTTCCTTGATGCCATCATCAGGGATGTAGGCGAGGGACTTCGCAAAGGCAGAGCAGAATTTTTCGCGTTTATTGGGTCCAATATCTTCCCAATGCTCCCAGCAATGCCCAAGCGTGATTGCGCTCTTATCCACCAACTCATACCACTTGGGGTCGCCGCGCTTTTTGCCCAGCGTCTTAATGCGGCTTCCCATACCCGCCTTGGCCCTCGCTGTTGACACAGCCCCTGACGAGATTGCGGCCACGGCCTCGCCCCAATTCTCTTTTGCTTTGTCCTGGTCTTCGTCCTCCTGGCACATGCGCAAGATGTCCGCCAGGTCAAGCAAAAGTTGGCAGTCGAATCCGTACTTTTCGGAAAGCGACCGCGCAGAAACCCCAATGTTTTCCCGTTGTCGAATATTCGACAACGGGGAACTACCCTTTTTCAAACCGGCGACTTGTTTGGCCTTTCCCGCCTCCCCCGCCACCAGCTCCGCCCGGTAGTACAAGAACACCTGCAGCGCGATCGCGGACTTGGTCCTTGCCCGCCCCAAAACGTTGTCCGCGAGCATGACGGAAACCGGATCTTCGGCCTCGATAATCTCGACCGGTATTTTCTCCAGTCCGACGACCTTAGCCGCCTTGAGCCTCTGGTTGCCGGCAAGTACTTCGTACCCCACCTCTGCCTGGGCAACCAGCAGCCGATTCGTGACGCCATTGACGTGCACGTCATCGCAAAGCGCCTCGAACGCCTCGGTGTCCATGGGCATATCCAGGTGCTGTGGGTGCTCGCGCAGTTCTCCGATCAGGACCGTGTCGGTCCGGATCCTGGCGAAGTTGGGTGTGGCGGGGGTGGCGGGTGTGGCGGCTGGGGCTTTTGTTGGTGTCATCTTGGATTTCCTTTTTTCCGTTTCCTGTACAAAGGCGACGGTCAGTTTTCGTTTTATCGTTTCTCGATCGTTCATGCGCGGATGCTTTCGACCACTTCCAGTGTGTTGTCGCGGAGCCACTGCTCCAACTCCGACTTCGCCATCTGCGGATCCGGACATGTCAGTGCCAGCCGGATCGTGCTGTCGCCATGGATCAGCACCAGATCGTGCATGTCGCCGGCGGAGGTGGGGATGGTTTCTATTTTAATCTGCATGCTGTCTCCTGCTTCTTCCGTTTTTCCGTTTCTTTCCGTTTCTTCCCGTGGGGCGCTTGCGAGCGCAGCGAGTAAGCCCCGAAAAGGCGCATATAATGCCAACTGCGCACTATATGCGCCGTCCGCTTAACGCCTTCGCGATCTTGCGCTTCGCGCGGGCGCTGCTTTCGCTCTGGCGCGGCCGCCGCTGGTCTTGCGCGCGTTTTTTCCGCGAGCAGGTGCGCGTGAATTAGCTGCACTGCCTTGCATGTTATTTCCTCTTTGATGTCACAGGACGATAAATCTCAGGGTAGACATCCATACCCATCAATTTTGCGACGGACCGCCCGTCCACAAACCTCGTATCCGTACCGCCCAGTTTCGCTTTCTCCACAAACTCGTCGCGCATTTTCCGCGACGCAAACACGAGCGTCAGCGTAAATTGCCCCTCGTTGGTCATTTTTATGACATCGGCCATCTTTTTTTGCTGCTGATTTAGGTTGTCATACACTGCCCGCATTTGCTCCGAAACGCGTTTATCCACCGTCGGTGCCACCGATTCCTTTGGCATCGCCGCCGGCTTTACTCCCATGTTATGCAGCAGCACGTCATTCGGATCTTCCCCAAACTCGTCAAAAGCTCCAATCTCCAGCGCATTATCAAAGTCCAAATCATCATCCGGTTTCATTGGAATATTTCTCCTCTCATTAACTCGGCTTCCACCAGCGGAAACCACGTCAAAATACGCCTGTAATCGTTCGGTAATTTCTCCGCAATCGGCTTCAAGTACCGATAGCTCAACCCGTCAAACGATCTTCCAAAAAGCTCATAATCAATCGATTTCGGCGCCCCATGCCCGACAATGCAATCCTCTACCTCGCGCTTGCTCCACCACGCCAGCGGAAACGCCTTCCGCTTTTTCCTGCGGACTTCTCCAAACCGTGCCATCACGAATCGCCGCATCACCGAATCAAACGCTCGCACCCCCAGCACTGTATATGCGCCTGCCATCCCGATCTCGCGCAAATAGACGTTCGTCAACTCGTCATAATCTTTCCCCGCCGGCCAATTCAGCTTATACATCGTCCGATAGCCCGCCGGGTCCTGGTAGTCGCAACAATGCAGCCGTTTTTCCAGCACCGGATGCGGCAACCGCACGATCGGCGTCGCAAAAAAATCCTCATACATAGCCAGCGTCCGCTCCACAAACTCAAGTTCAGGCACCAGGTAAAAGTAGATCGGCACGCACCTAAACCCAGCGTCCCTCATCGCCAGCCATGTCGCCAAGCTATCGCGCCCCGTCGAAAACGACAGCGCCACGGTCTCCCCGCCCGCCTCCCGCAACTCCGCGAGAATTTCCTCTGTGGTTCTGTGTGTTTTCACAGTCCCAGCTCCCCTTTCGCCAGCGCCCGCAGCGCCTTCTGCGCCACTCCCGCAAGCGTTCCATCCGGATAAATCAGCCTATACCCCCTCAGCGACTCAATCTGCCGCCTACAATTCCCGGCCCCCGAAATCTCCCCGATCCGATCCACGTCTATTTCCACCCCCTCCCATGCTGCTTCCCATCCTTCTCCCACCTCCGCCCCCATATCCCCCTGCACCGGCGTTTTCGCGTACGCCAGCGCCACTCTCCGCAATTTATCCTGCGCCGGTCCCTTCCCGGTCAGCACCAGCAGACTCTCCACGTCTTCGTTTTTCCTATACTCCTCGATCGCTGCTTTCCTATTCATTGTCTTTTCCTTCCCCTCTAGGGGCATCTGCGAGCGTAGCGAGTAAGCCCCGCTCGACTTTTCCTTTCTTTCCCCAGCCTCTTTCCCGTCCCCGCTCGCCTATCCCCATCGCTCGCGCATACGCCCTGCGCAGATCGTCGGCAGTGGCTGGTCGGTTGCGATAGAGGATCATGGTCTTTTTCCAGTTGCGGCTATTTCGTGATAGGTGTAGTATTTCCGTTGTTGCGCGTGGAGCGTTACAGGCCGATTTCCTTTTTCACAACCGATACGATGTGTTGCGCTTTAGGACCGCGACGCACGCCGCGTAGCGCCTGATCGACGTAGCCGATCTGAAACCCCTGGGTCTTAACCCAACCGTAAAGGGAATCACCGCGAAGGATAAAAGCCGCCCGTACCTGACGAAGGTCTACTGGCGGTTCTCTTTTTGGAAGAAAAGCTGAATTGTTCTTCATGGAAACAGATTATTACTTCTGCGTAACTCCGTCAACAGGAAAAATCACTAATGAGTAATTTATTTTCTGAACGATTAAAAGGGCTGCGCGGAGACCGCAATAAAGCTGAATTTTCAAGGGAATTAGGCATTCCTGCGCCGATGTATCATCGGTATGAAGCGGGCCAAATTCCAAAGAGTCATTACCTTGGAGTGATTGCAGACAAGTGTAAAGTAACGGTGGATTGGCTGCTGCATGGACCTCCGGACAAGGACGTCCAGCCGCCCATCCGCACGCAATATGCGGCGCGTTCTGCACTGGCGACGTTGCCACCGCGAGAGTGGCTTAAGGAAGTGGGCGAGTTTGCGGACCGCTTTGCGGCGCGTGTGAGCGTGCCATTGACGGAAGAGCCGCTCAGGCTGTTCTTGACAAAACTGGAGATGGAAATATACGGCATTGGAATGCCCGAAGAAATCCGTGCGCTTGTGGAACGGCTATTGCAAATCGCCGCAGAGGCGCGGGCGGAGGAAAAGCGAAAGGAAAAAGAGAAATGACACCGATACTGGCGGAGATTCAGAATGTTGGTTTGGCGGCATCAGGCTTTGTGCTGGTGTTGTTCAGCATAATGATGTTTGCTTTATGCGTCTGCCTGATCATCGCGCCGCTGATGATTTGGATGCACGTCAAAGGCATGCGCGCAGAACTGCGCGACCTGGCGACGCAGATCAATTTTGCCGTCAAGCAGGTAGGCGCGGACGTGAAGCAGATCCGCGCGACGATGTCGACCCCGGCTCTGGGCGTGGACTGTCCAGGCTGCGGCAAAAAAGTGCAGCCCAACGCGAACGGCACGGGCCGGTGTGTGGCGTGCGGGCAGATGTTCCGGGTGGAGCGGTAGCCCTTCCGTTCTTCCGTCTTTCCGTTCTTCCGTCGTCTTTTCCACAAAAACCCCAATAAAATCATGGTGAAATATTTCCGCAAATAGTTGTTGCACCCTTTTCGGAAATGTGCGATACTGATCTTGTTTTCAGGGCATCAGGAGGTCTGGTTCCCCGGAGACAAAAAAGAGCCTGACAATGTGTCGGGTGAGCAACGCGCGAGGCGCGCGGTAAGGAGACGGAAAGAGAAAAAGCCGAAATTGGGTTAAGTGACCTGGTTCGGCCTTTTTGTTTTTCCGAATCCAGCCGCAAAGGACAAGACCATGAAAATCACAGCTACTATCGAATCCAAAATCGCACTGGCCGCCGGCAAGAGCGTCGCGGGGAAACAGGAGATGGATCTGGATGTCGCGCTACTCACGGATGCAGAGCGCGCGCTGCTGGGCCAGGTGTCCGCCTCCCGGCCAGACGGCCTGGAAATCTGCCACTACCAGCATATCGCGCACGATATGCCAGCCCTCGAACTAGAGAGCCTCCGCGCATATCTCGCGCGGATCTCCGCCAAGCAGGCAGCGGAGGCGGCGCGCAAAACAGAGTGCTGCCAAGAGCTGCGCAGGCGCGTCCTGGCTGGTGATCTGCCAAATGAGCTGTCCGTGGGCTACGGCAGCGGGCACAGCACATCCTACGATCAGTGGAAGGAGCTGATAGCGATGGAGCAGACGCAGGCACTGCTGGCCGCAGACGCCCAAGCCGCCGCCGACAGCGCCGCCGCGCGCAAAGCCGCCGCCGACAAGGACGCCGCCGACAAAGCCGCCGCTGAGGCCGCCGCCCGCGACGAGATGCTCGCCTGGATCGCCGCCCACGGCAGCCCCCGCCTACGCCGCTGCGTCGCCGAGGGCATCGAGTGCCGCGCCGCCTACCGCGACGAGCGCCTCGCCGTGGATCGCCCCGGCTGGCGCTGGTACGAGGCCGTCCGCGGCGAGTTCGACGCCCCCCGCAACCCACCCGAGGACGCCTTCGCGCAACTCGACGCCGCGCGCAAGACCTCCCCCGACGCGCAACTCGGCTGGCACACCGCCGACGAAGAGACGGACAACGAGACCGGCGACGTGACCGCCGACGCGTGGCAGGGCTACATCGCCCACGCCGAGTTCCTGGGTCGCACCATCATCCTCGGCGGCCCGCAAGAGTAACCAAACCACCGCGCGCCGGACGTCCACGGCGCAAACACAAAACGAGGATACGCCCATGCGAGTAACATGCACCACCTGCGGAGAGCAAGACAGCGTACGCGATATTACGATCCCCACTCAACACGACGGACTGATTTTTTTGGCCGACGAAGCCCCATTCCAAGGCGCACGCTATGCGCGTCTCGACCTGGCCCGGCGCCGGGTAGTAAGCTGGCACGAAAGTTACCCGACTCCCGCGTACCGCGAGTGCGGATCGCACAAGACCATGCGCAAGCATTACGAGGCAAAATACGGCGCCTTGACCGACTCCGGCCAGTTTATTTTTGTGGACGGAAAACTTTTTGACTGCGAAATACGGACGCAGAAAAAGACCTATGTGTACTCGCTCTTTGGCGGCCACACCAAGACCAATGGCGGCCGTAAATATGACGAAAAAGGGCAACTGCGATAGTTAGCTCAATGCCCCACGGCCGCCCGTCCCCCGGGCGGCCTTTTCTTTTTCCGTTCTTCCGTTTTCCGTTCTTCCGTCTTTCCGTTCTTCCGTCGCGCATCCTTTCACATCATTCCTTCCGCGCGCGCCCCGCGCGTCGTCTGCGGCATACTCTCCGCATGACACCAACCACCCTCCTGCTTTTCGGCCTCATCATCCTCCTTTCGGCCACCGCGCTCGTGCTCTCCTCCGTCGCGCTAATGCAAACCAAAGCCCTCTGGTCGGCCCTCAAGCGGCACGAAACCGATTGCCGTAGCACCGACGAAGAGCTTTTCCGCGAACTGCGCAAACAGTTCGATAGCCTCAATAAAGTCCAACAAGATATTCTCACTGGTATTTCCCGCCTCGAAGGCATAGACGAAGCGCAACGCCGCATCACCCAGGGAGGTTCGCGCAAGCATGGACTCTAGGCGCATACTCTTCTGCAGGTCCGGCGGCGGACTCCCAGGCCTCGACATCCACATCGGGATCTGGGCGGCGCTGCATTCCTGCGGCGTGCACGCCACGCACTGCCACGGCACCAGCGCCGGGGCGATCATCTCAGCACTCGACTCTGCCGAGTGGTCCCATAAAGCCGCCGAGGAGCTGATCCGTAGTTTTGCCAGCGATGACGTGGTAGACCACCGCACGCTCTGGCGCCTGCGCGCCGCGTTCCTCGCCAACATCTGTAGCGGCGACGCCGTACTCGATCTGCTACACAAGCACCTGCCAGTCACATGGGCGGCCTATGACAAGCCGCTCTCCTGCTGGGCCACTCAAGCCGGCACTAGCCGCCGCATCAACGCCTTCCGCCCCACCATCGCCCACGATCCTGCCGAGGCCATTGCCATGTCCAGCCGGATACCAGCGGTCTTTCCTCCTATAGAGGGTGTGGACGGACTCTACTACGTGGACGGCGGCATGCGCCACAACCTACCGCTGCCGGCAGACTGGCAGAGTTACGACGAGGTGTGGCTCCTGATCGCCTCTGGCGCGCCTGGCGACACCCAGCCGGCCAACACCACCATCGGCAATCTTCTACGCGTTTTTCGGCACCTGATGGCAGACCAGATACTCGACGTGCTGGAGGAAGTCCAGGACGCCAAAAACGTGCGCGTGGTATGGCCGCGGCTGCCCACGCCGTCCATGCTGGAATTTGACCATGGCTTGATAGACAAAGCCTATACCGAGGCTTTGCGGCAGATTCAGTTTCCAGTTGCCCCCAAAAAGGAGCATGCCGATGAATAGTCTCGCCATCGCAACCTGGCTAATTAAGTCCCTGTTAGGCTCGCACAACGGCACGATCAGCCAGTGCTCAGGCACGCTCGCGCGGGCCGCGCTGATTGGCTTTGGTGTACACTCCGCCACTGTCGGCGACAGCGAAATCGAAATGCTATCCGGCAAGCTCGTGGCAGGTGTCGGGATCGCACTTGGGCTGGCCCATAAACTATGGGAAAAGCACGGCGCCGCGATCCGTCTGCGTCTCGACGCCTGGATAAACCGCCGCGCCTTGCCGCCGGGAGCGGGACCGGCCACAAAAACACCGTAAACCAAGCAAAAACCACCCAAAGGACTTACCTATGGCCACCGAACTAACCGCCCTTGAACGCGAAGAATTGCGCATGGTAGTGCTCGGCTACCTGGCCCCCCGCAACCCCGGCGCTTTCACCGCCGCGCAGATCGCTCCGATCCTGCGCCGCCGCCGCGCCGTAGACTTCCCCTTCGCAGACCAGGATGTTCTCGGCGCCCTTTCTTTCCTTTCCGACAAAAAATGGGCCGTCTCTGTTTCCTCCGACTTCGGCATTTCCGAATCCTTCCGCGTCACCGCCGACGGCATTCTGGAAGCCGAGCGCCGCGGCCTCTGCTGATCCCCCTCCGCTTTCCTTATATAGGAGTACTCCCATGCCCCGAGCCAGACGCGGAAAGATTGCGAAGTTGCCGGCGAACATCCGCGCGGAAGTCAACCGCCGCTTGCACGACGGCCAACCCGCCGGCCAGATCCTACCCTGGCTAAACAACCTCTCCCCCGTGCGCACGATCCTCACGGCCCAGTTCGACGGTGCCGACATCAATGACCAGAACCTGACCGAGTGGCGCCAAGGCGGATACCTAGACTGGCTGGAAGAGCGCGAGCGCCTCGACGCCCTCAAAGAGCTTTCCCTTTTCGCCTCCGACGCCGTTCGTGCCGGCGGCAGCCTGGCCGACGGCGCCGCCGCCGTGGCCGCCGGGCGCCTGATCTCCGCGATCGATGGCTCCGACGACGAACAACTCCTCAAACTTTCCTCTGCCATTGCCAGCCTGCGTGGCGGCGACCTGGAAGTCAAGCGCGTCAAACTCCAGGAAGCCAAGGTTAAGCAAGACGAACGCAAACTCGTCTTTGAAGAAAAACGTTGGCGTATGCGCACCACCGAGCTTGTCCTGGCTCAGCTCAAAGACTCCGAAACCATGCGCCTCGTCGCCCAACCAGGCCTCGACAACGACGCCAAGATTCAACTCCTCGGCAAACGCCTATTCGGAGAAGACTGGTAACCGCGCCGCGAGCGCAGCGAAGCAAGCCACCACCCACCCATGTCCGATCTCCTCACAATGCGCGCCGGCCAACGCCGCTTCATGAAGCTGGTAGACGAATACCGGCTCGTGGCCTTCCTCGCGCGTCGCCAGTACGGCAAGACCACCACCTTTGCCCGCATTGCCCTGCGCAAGATGCTACGTCACAAAAACCACACCGTCATCTTTGGCTCCGCCAAACTCAACCTCTCCCGCGAAATCGCCCGCAAAGAGTCCGAGATTCTCCAGGCCGCCATCCGCGCCATCATCGCGGAGACCTCGCGCGACGGCGCCGAGGTCGTCACCGTCAACGACATCCAGACCGGCAAGCGCCCCGACAAGCTCACCCCCGACGACTTTGCCGACCTCTTCGAGGCCCAGCGCCTGGAGTTCCGCCTCTACCACGACCGTGGCACATACTCGCGTACCAAGATCATCGCTCTTCGCCCCGACGCCGTCGGCGAAACCGGCGACCTTATGGCCGATGAAATCGGCCGTATTGGCAACTGGCGCGAAGTCTGGGAAGCCATTTCCCCTATCATCGCATCCAACCCTGAGTTTCGCCTCTGCATCGCCACCACGCCCCCGCCAGACGACACCCACTACAGCTTCGAAATGCTCTCCCCCCCCGTCGGCACCATCTTTTCCCCCAGCAAATCCGGCAACATCTACCGTTCCGACTTCGGCGTCCACGTCCTCCGCCTCGACGCCGCCGACGCATACCTCGACGGCGTCCCCGTCTACGACATGGATACCGGCGCCCCCCTCACTCCCGACGAAGCCCGCAGTCGCGACCCCGACAAGGATGCATGGGATCGCAACTACGGCTGCAAATTCGTACTCGGTGGCACCGGCGCTTGCGGCCTGATGCAGCTCGACACCGCCCAGCATCGCGGCATCGGCACCACCGTATTTGCCAACATCTCCTGCGACGAAGATTTCGACTCCGCCTTGGCCGCCATGCGTCCCATCCTTGGCCCCGGCAAGGTCGGCATCGGCGTGGACGTTGCCACCACCACCGGCGGCGTCTCCAACCCCACCGCCGTCACCATCGCCGAGCAGGTTGGTGTTGATTACATCGCCCGCGCCATCCTGATCTGGAAAACCGCCGATCCGGACGTAGCCAACGACCGCATCAAACGCATTGTCCAGACCGTAGCCATCCGCCCCGCCGGCGGCCGTGCCCGCCGTCTATGCGTAGACGCCACCAGCGAGCGCTACTTTGCTGTTTCCCTGCGCAAACTGCTGGCCGGCCTGGTGCCCGTCGAACTTGTCATCGCCAGCGTCACCGTAGATCGCCCTGGCTACGGATCACTCACCCTCAAACAGATTCTCGGCACCAACGCCATAGACGTTCTCGACAACAACCGCCTTACCCTTCCCCAAGACCGCTACGTCCGCGCTGACTGGCGCCTCGTCAAAAAAGAAAAAGGCATGCTCTATTGCGATCCCGACCCAGACGGCAAGCACGGCGACACCTTCGACTCCACCAAACTTGCCATTCACGCCCTGGCATCCAAGGCCGGCGTGGCCTGCATCGACATTACCGTCGGCATCGGGACCGACATCATGCACACACAACACCGCGATCCGCGTCACATCGAGACATGGATCGACGACAACGCGACGCGCGAGCGGCGCATGGCGGGCTAATCATGAAATTTTCCAACCTCCTAGACTTTCTTCGTCCACGCACGCGCGTGGATAACAGCCGTGAGCAGCCATCCATGGCGTCTGAAATCGATGCCAATGTGCTCTACAACGCCATCACCATGGCCGAACAACAAGGTCGCACTCGCGAACTATTCTCCCTGTACCGCGACATGCTCGTCTCCGACGGCCACGCCCAGAGCGAATTTGCCAAGCGCAAACTCGCAGTCATTAACGAACCCTTCCTTGTATTGCCCTTCGACAAAAAAAACGCGCAAGATATTCAAACTGCACAAGCCGTCGAGGCCGCCATTGCCGACGCTGACGACCTTGTACGCTCGTGGTCGCACATGCTCGACTCTTCCCTTTACCCTATCTCTGTAGTCGAAAAAGTCTTTACTGTCGATGCCGGCGGAACCTTTCGACTTGCCCGCTTAGTCCCGGTCCCTCACACCCTCCTGGATTTTCAATCTGGCGTGCTGAAAATTCGTGACGGACTCGACCCAGAAAACAACGAAAAAGCTGCTATTGCAGACCCAGACCACTACATCGTTCACCGCGGCAACTTGATGTCTCTTCCAGATCAATGGGGCGGCCCGATGCGTTCGGTTTTATTCTGGTGGTTACTCTCCACATGCAACCGTGGCTGGTGGTCGCGCTTCCTGGAAAAGTACGGTGCTCCCTTCATTGTTGGGAAATACGATCCAAACGACGACGCCAGCAAAACTATCCTTGAACGCGCCTTCCGTTCTTGTTGCCGACTCGGAGGTCTGGTAGTCACCAACGAAACGGAAATCGAACTAAAGCAAGCCGCCGCTGGAGACACCGGTTCAGCTTTCAACGCCTTTCACGACATTTGCAACCGCGAAAAATCCAAGATCATTATCGGCCAAACCCTTTCCGCCGAAGCCAGCGCTTTAGGCCTCGGAGGTTCCGGCGCTGCCACCACGCAAGAGACTGTCCGTGCAGACATTCGCCGCTTTGACGCGCTCTCCCTGTCGGCCACCATTACCAAACACTTGTTCGTTCAAATCTGTCGCATTAATCGGCTGACTGGTCGCGTTCCCAAGGCTCAGTTCGGCACACTCCAAAATCAAACTCAAGCCGATGCTATGGCCTCCATGCTCCAGAAGCTGAAAGGTGCCGGCATCGAAATTGACGACTCTGGCTTTTCCGATCTGTCCGACCTTGCCGGCATGCCGTTACGCAGATCTGTTTCTATCGGTCCTGTTACTCCGTTTTCAGTTTCAGCCAGTCAATCGTCAAATATAGATTCAGTAGCACATAATGCTGCACCGGATCTTGCGCGCGCGTTTCGCGGGTCGCATGCGGAGATTGCGCGCATCATCCGCGAGTCATCATCAGCGACCGAGTGCCAACAACGTCTCACTGTTTTTTCTGCGTCTATGCGCCCCGGCCAAGCCGCCGAAATCCTTGAATCTGGCCTTACCGCCTACGCCGCAAACGGTCTTGTCCGACCCTTTTAGTTTTTGTCCCACTACCCTTTCCATCTATTTTGCAACACATCCCCTCTTTTTTTTCAAAAACTCTCTGTTTAGCCAGTCTTTTAAACTAATTCAACTCTATTTTGGCCTAATCAAGTGTTTTGTGGCGGCTGTGAAGCGGCGATCTTGCCGCCTTGCGCTTGCGTCAGGTCCGTTACATTCACCTTCAACCCCTTGATCGCCTGATCGGAACCAACCACCAACCGCCCGGAAAACACGCCGTTGCGCGGGGCGCTGATTTGGATCGGCCGCAAGGGGGGTTCCGCCGCCATGCCGCGATCGAAAACGCTGAGCGTATCGCAGGGACCGCAGTTCCATACCTGGATCCGACGGGTCACCGCCGTTCCCGCTGGCGATACGGTCAAGCGCGCGTTCAGTAAGCCCACCGGCGGCCAGCCTGCGAAAAACGAACCGTATCCGCCGGTTAACACCCGGGCATTCACCGGCGCGGCATGGGTTTCGACGGCAATGACATTTACGCCCTTGCGTAACACGGCGGCTGGAATCTGCACGTCTCGCAGTTGCCGGTTGCGCAGCGCCAGGCGATTCGCATTCTTATCGTCATCGGTTGCCAGCACCTTGCCCTGCGGTGTCAGGAAGGCTTCCTCGGGGTAGTCCATGGCCGGCGAGGCCAGGTCCGGTCTCTTATCCGGCATGTCGCCGCGGGCCACTTCCTGTCCGTTGACATAGACGACGACCCCGCCCCAGTAATCCAGCGAGAGGACGCAGGCCTTCACCTGAGCGGGATCATTGATCTCGAATCGGGTGCGCGCCAGCAGCAGAACCGTACTGTAAATGTTGTAGCAATTGTCCGACCCGACCGGACCGCCGTTGGGATG